GCACACAGCTCTTCGCTGAGCTCTAACGAAATATATACACCACTGAGTCCTGCTTGTAGCCACGACAATGCTATGTTCATCATGACCAAACTTTTACCCGACCCAGATCCACCGGCAAAAATGTTAAGTTCGCCGCGGCTAAATCCGCCATACAGGATCTTGTCCATTTGTGGCCATCCTGTAGACACCTGGCCACCCGAGTTGAAGTATTTGTCAATACGCTGTCTCGGGTCTGCCCAGTAGTCTGTGCCCATGTCTTTGGTTAGACTAATCTGTACTGCATCCTTGATCAATTTCTCTACAGGATCATACTCGCCCTTTTCCAACAAGTCTGCACTTTTTAAAATTGCACGTTCTAGTTCTTGTCTACGAGTAAAGCCTTCAAACTCGGTCATGAACCATTCAAAGTGACCTTCATTTAGATCTGGAATATGTTTAAGTTCTACGCCTGTTGCGGCCCGGATTTGATCCGGCCCCGGCAGTGTCTTGTATTCATTGCTGTGTCGGGCAATAAATTCTGCCACAGGTCTGAGACTACGATCAAAGTTTTCAGGATTGTAAATGTTCTGCACACGCACATACGACTCTGCGTCTTGCAACATCATTTCTAAGAATAGTTTTTGGACATCAAGCCCGTAGTCTTTTAACAAGTTGTTTCTTCCTTAGTTCTATTTTAATCTTACTGGTTTCCTTGGCCTGCATTATAGTTAGCAAGGCTCCTAGTTTACCTAATTTTATTACAGCATCGTTTACATCTTTGACATCCTGAGGCCATTCGGGCATACTCACACTCCACCCTAGCTCTACCGCACGATCCACCAACTTCATACCAGCTTCGTCTTGATCTGGAACTACAACAACATCACGACCTAGACTGCGTATCAATTTGACCTGTGCATCATTGATCTCTGCGTGTAGCACAGCTAGCCCATTTATGCTTAATGCATCAAACACACCTTCAACCACAATCACCGACTGCCAGTCAGCGCCTTGCAAGTCTGTGCCAAATACATAGCCGTGCTGTATATCCTGAATGTACTTAGGCGTACGGTCATCCAAAAATCTTGTTGTGTGTCCTACCACCTGATTATTGTGTGTAAATGGAATTACAATACCTGGGCGTGGCATTGTTTTGTATAAGAATGGATAGTCTAGCGGAGCCAACCTGTCACGCAAGTATTCCTCTGCAGATTCATTGAGTGGTTGCGTATCTGCAGGTAAGTCGCGGTCTTCAAATTCAATACCTTGCAGTCGATCAGCCACTTGTTGACGCTCGCCTAACAAACCTTCGATGCTTTTGTGTTTTAGGCTTTCAAGATTTATGCGTTCAATTTCTTCTTGCGGAACATTCATCCACTGTAGTAATTTACGAGCTTTGAATGTTAGGTTACGACCTAGTACAAAACTGGCCGTGTAGCCACAATTGAAACAGTGGTAACTCCAGCCCTGCTCGGTGGCCTTCATTCCACCACGTTGTCTACGGTCGCGGCTTTCGCCATTGTGCTCACAACAAGGTGCATTGAAACTTATCCAACCAGAACTTGTTTGTTTTCGTTTAGCAGGTAAAAAGGAGACCACATCAATCATACTATATTATAGCAGATTGCACAGGCAAAATCAAGACTGTTTGGTGTTATCTATAGAGCAAATCAACCACGTAGCCGGTGCTGATCACAACAGCGGCACCAGTTTGATTGGGAGCATTTGGATATAGTCCAGCACCCATACCGGCATTGGGCAGGTACCAGTAACCCGATCCGCCGTTGGTCACGGTGATGTTGTCAACCACCCCGCCAGATATTGTGGCCACTGCCGTGGCTCCGGCTCCGTCGCCAAGAATGTTAATTTTTGGTGGTGCCAAATACCCACTGCCACCGTCGACCACGTTGATACCGGTAACTACACCATTTTCTGTAATGGCATAGGCAATGGCCGGTGTTCCGGGTTGGTCTGGCACAGCAAAGATACTGTTGTTGAAACACAATCTCACTATGGGATGCCAACCAATTATGTTAAGGTAAATGGTTCCAGTGCGATTGTAGTAGGTAATACTTTCCGCTCCGGTGGGATTGTCTGGGTTGATTCCCAAAGGCACATTGTAAAAAATACTTTGATAATTTTCTGCGGCCTGGGCCTTGATGGTTCCGGTGTAGCCATCCAGAGTCATCTGCACCGTGGTAACTGCATTGGCTGGTTCAATAAAACTGCTGTAGAATTCTGTGTTTATAAAGCTATTCCAGTAGTTGCCGCCGTTGGGATTGCCGGACCACCATGGATTAGATGGATACTGTGCCCAGGTCGCTCCATCGTATGAGGCCTGTGCTGATAACTTGTCAGTGGGTATGGTCAAGGGTGCGCTGGGCACGTGTTGTGGCAGGACTGAGTCTACAATGTTTACCGGAGCACGAGCGCCGGCCTGCGCATTCACAAATACAGCGTCACTGTATCCGCCTGCTGGCTGTGTACGTTGAATACTGTAGTTGGCTGGTTGTGCCAACACTTCTAACAACTCGCTACCTGTGAATTGCACCTTGGCACGACCGGTTGCGGCATTTAAAATAACCATGGGTTTTTCTAATAGCAACCTAGCACCGTCGGTACTGATCACACGAAAAAAGAAAGTATTGCCCGAAATGTTGACTGGCTTTTCTTCTTGGTTTATGAACTCAAACAAGAGCACATTGTCAACACCTTTGTTTATGGTTAATTGTTTTGCGTACACAGGGTCATACCTATAGATAAAAGTTTCGCCATCCGAAGTATCCATTAACAGGACTCGTGTTAGCTGTTGATAAAGATAGACTTGGGTGGAATACATACAGTATATTTAGCGCCTTTAGATTTTGATTGGAAAACGTTTTGGTAAATATTGGCACGATATGACTAATGATTTTTTTGAAAAACTAGCGGAAAAGTACCCATTTATAACCTTGTGTGTTTGTGCCACCACAGAGTACGTGGGAATTATACAAAATCAAGACGATTATATTACCACCATCTACGACTTTGGTGCCATACACGACTTAGAAGCCAAACAAAAGTTTTTAGAACTAGCAAATATCTGGTGGTGGGAAAGCAATAGAACCATACCCATCAACATATTCCTCAAAGAAGATTGGGACTTATTTAAACCTTATCTGCGTACTTTTACCAACAAAGACCTGGAAATACTTCACGGGCCAGTTTGCAGTCTCAGTGAAATGAGCCGTAAAAAATCCAAAAGAAAAAGCATAACACTGGTCAGACGAATCAGTTAAGCAGGTTCATGTGCAAGGCCACCAGCGCCGCGTAGCCAATGCTGTGACTGTGCTTGAAAACAAATCCTTTAGAATCATCACCATCCCAAACCGATTCAAATATTTCTGCCCAGGGTCTATTTTGTAAGTGCGCTTTGCCCGGACGAATAATACTGATAAACGCAGCCATACGCGGTATGGAGTCAGGCCGCATGGTTTTTAATAGTTCTACATAATTGCCTATGTGAACTATTTGTCCGGCCCACGCAGAATCTGTCCATAAACGTTCCCATGGCGGTTGTTTGGTCGTCACTTCTGCATAGTGCTCTGGCGACTTTATCAACTGATATACCGACATGTTCAACAGGTCTATTTTAAAGTAGCCTAGTTGTTCCGCAATTTCATAATCAATAGCAGAACACTTGTTGATCGGATCCACAGGAATTGCAGTTGGATATACTCCGCTGTTGTGTCTGCGGACTTGGCCCTGGTGTAGTTGCCGGGCCGGTGTTACTTGAATTAACTGTAACAGTTGATCTCTATCGGCCAAGTCAATATCAATATCTGCACTCATTACCAGCCTGCTTTCTGTAGTATTTCTTTAACATATTCTTGATCAGCTGGATAATCTTGGAACTTCTTCATCCAAAAGTCAGAATCAATGTAGGGCCATATCATGGCTATCTGGGTGGCATCTAGTTCGGCTAAAAACTTTTGACCCGACTCACTGTTATAAATGATCCAGGGACTAATACGACCGGCGCTTACAGCATACACCATGGCATTGGTATTGCCGTAACGCAAGCAATCCTCTGCAGGGTGACCTGATTTTTCTGCCCAGTCAATGCCAAACTCCATGGCACGAGCTAGAGCATCGTTTACATTTTCCACACGCAAGTAGTCAGTCAAGTATTCAGTGTACACAGTGTCCTTAGCCCAATGATCAATCTTTTTGTTCTGTTTCAACACCCATTCAACAAATCTTGCTGGATTGATAGCCCGGATATCTACACAATAGCGACCAAACTTCACAAAGGCCTTGTAGTAGGGCGAATCGGCAAAGTCATCAAAGGTCTTTAGCCTGGCGCTTCCTTGTGTGAGTTCGTAGAACTTGAGGTAGGCCTGAAATCCCAGTCGCACTCCAGGTTCATTTTGTTCCTGGCGACGCCGACGTGGTTCGCACGAATGCACCGCAAGACTGGACTCCTTCATAAAGTCTTTTTTGCAATACTGACAGGTATACTTCATTTCTTTGTTTCTTGTCCTGATGCTTTTATATAAGCATCAATGTCTTTCTTGGTATTAATTTGGGCCATTAACTCTAGTTCATCATCTCGAAGATGCGGGTACAGCTCGGCCAACTGTTTTTTAATACTGCCGGCACCGGGTTCTTTTTTCTTGGGAGCAATCCACTGATGTCGCTGTGTGCCCATGTCCGGACTCACTGTGGTGGCCGTTAGCCACTGTAATTTAGGATGACGATTTATACTAAAGAAATGTTTGTTTAGCCTTTCGTTGGTAGCAATCAAATAAAATTCTTGTAAATCTCTACTGCCTTGAACACTTGATCCATAACGAATCATTAGGAAGTTACTGAACTTTTTCTTTTCGTCAGCAGTCAGCTCATCATAGAATGCTCGGTTCTTACGATCAAACTGCGTCATTTCGTTATTGATACTAAGTTTATCCACTACCAGGCCCGATTGTAATCAACTATTTCACAGTTACGACTAATGTCCTTGACAAAGTATACACAGTCAGGTTCGTCGCCTTCACCCAGGGGCACGCACAACATCTGACCATTTTTTAGTTTAGGAGCATACCAAGTGACTTCTTGATACACATCAATGATTTCTATGTCTAAAAAACTGGGTCTAAAACTGCTGAGTGGATTGAATTGAAATGCCTTGAATCCACGATCGTTGATCGAAGTCAACGGTAACACTTCTAGATCGCCCAGGTCTGGTTCGCCAATTAGGATTTGCCAATCTACTGGCATTTTGATTCTGTGTTCACCTATTCGTAGAACCAGAGCAGGGCTTGTAAAACTTTCCAAAAAAATCAAGGGAATATAATGATAGTCAGGGTCTTTGGGATCGCTATTGTCAAATATAGAAAATCGCATGTCATCTACTTCTTCGGGTAAATGATCTAAATCAAATGGCTTGTTATCAAGTGTTAATATTCTCATATTGCTATTATACTTTCTTATGTCAAGAATTGCAATCTATTTTTAATAATTTTTCTAATTCTTTAGCAATGTTACCTGCTACAATCTCTTGAGTTGCTGGATCGGTATGATAGTATGCTCGGCAATTTTGATTATTTTGAGCATATTCATACATTGGTTTTGCCAGCTCATCTTCCGGCGATACCCGTAACGGTATGATTCCAGCGGTGACTATTTGTTGATGCCAATATCCAACAGCCCAAGAGTCAGTTTCTTTTTTTAACTCATAGTCTAAAAAATATTTTACATAGATATCAGCGGCTTCTCTATGGTCTTTTCTAATAGAAATATCCGGGTCTACCAGTCGAGTATG